GTGCGAGGTAATATGCGCTTATTAAGATAGACGCAGAAGCGAGTTCTCGTCGAAGTTGAATCGCAGTTTCTCAGTGATGTTCAGCGGCACGTATGTGATGGTTGCCTGTATGGCTATGCCCTTGTCCGCCTCTGTGACCAGTATCTCCTGTGTGGATATGCGAGGATCCGCGTTGAGATTTGCCGTCACATCCTCCACTATGGCCTCTTTGAGTTGTTCCGTGAAAGGCTCGAATATGGCGTCATATATGATCGTGCCGAACTCGGGATTCTCCACACGCTCACCTTTCCTGACGGAAAGCCTGTTGATGAGGTCCTGTTTGGCCACCTCGAAGTCGTACAGTTTGAAGTTCTGCTTGTCCGCACGGCTACTGAAACCCTTGAAGGTCACTGACTTGTCTGTTAGTTTGCCACCTGATCCGTTCTCACCGTATGCCATTAGTCCAATCTCCTGAATTCCACGTCCACTTTACTATAGTCAACCATGTAGAATCCTGTGTCTGTCATTGTTCTCGCCCATGGAACTTCCTGTGCCATCACGCCCTCGTATGTTCCATCGGTGTGTTTGTATTTAAACGAATATATGTTGATGCCTGAAGGTGACTTGCCAACTAGTTTTATGTCTTCCTTCAATCTTTGGTCACTGAATTTGAATCCACTGAAGAATGTCTTGACCGCACCACCTATGGCACCTATTTTGCTGGATAGGTTCACTCCCACGTTCTGTAGGAAACTCTGTCCCAATCTAGAGGCGTCCCTGGCGTTGAACAGTCCCGCTTTGCTGGCCAGGCTCTTGACCTGGTTCATGCCCACTATCTTGCCTCCCACAACACTGGAGTATGTCTTTGTCACGCTGTTCAATGTTCCCAACGTTGGATCGATGTTTCTCACTCCACCACCAAAACCGCCCCCCATCGCTATGTCCCTGGCGGTCGCGGCTCCCTTCTTGCTCAGGTTACCCGTGGTCAATTCCTCGATGGCCTTCCTACCGACTCCTGTCATATAGGTCTTCGCGGCGTCAGTGGCGAATCCCTTGAGATCTCCTCCTAGGAACTTGCTGTAATCCACACCACCACCCAGCGTGAACAGTTCACCGGCCTGGTTGACGAACACGTTGTCCTTGAACAGTTCCACGTTGTCACCTCTGAATTTCTCCACCACCTGTGATGTGAGATTTTTTATCGAATTGGTCGCGTCTGAAACAAATTCGGAATTCTTAATCTTCTCTGATATGCTTTCCTTTATTTCGAATGGTAGATCGACCTTGCCCGTTATGCCGTATATGTCATTGTATGCTGTTCCAAAATCAGATAGTAGTTGTCTGGCCTTGGCGGCATCAGTGCTTGACCCCATCTTCTGTTTCACGTACTCCAGCGCGTCCGCTTGGTACTGCGCATCTCTGATCGCGCTGTTCTCACTGAGCCTGTTCTGGTTGTTTATGAATTCCGCCGTGCCCGGTGTGTTGGCCAACTGACTCCATCTCTTCTTGTCATCACTGTCAATAGGAATGATGCCATCGTTGCCAATCACACTGGCCCTGAACATGGGTTCGTGTGTGACGAACCTGTGCACTGTCGTTTTTGTTTTCCTGGTGAACTGTTCTAGAGGTCTGATTCCTTTCTGTGCCAACTCAACATCTCCCTCGTCCCTGATCTGTATGCCAGCCTTTTCCGGTGTTAGCCAACTTGGTCCCCAAGTGCTACTGGCACCTGTGGAGTTGAAGTGCACCTGTGATCCCGCTAGGTGAATCTGTCCTGAGGCACCATGTAACTGTGTACCACTCGTGAATGACGATATGCCGTCCCTGGCGTAGTCCCTCACGGATCCCGCCTGTGAACTGTTCAGTATGCCCTTCTCCCCGAGGTTCAACAGCAGATCCGCGGAGTGTATCATCTCCTTGGCGGAACTGAATCTCACCTGACCATTGGCGTGCATGTTGATGTTGGAATCCGAATGTAAATTGAAGTCACCCTCGGTCCTCATGTTGATTCCACCAACCCCGGAATAGATGTCTATCCTGCCGTTGCTCTGCATCTCGATGTAGGCATTTCCAGAACCATTGGCTATGTAGACCACGCCCTCGGTGTCGTGCATCAACAGTTGATGTCCGCTTGCCGTCCTCAACCTCGTGAGCTGGTTGGTGCCATCTGTGGCGCCGTCGTCCATGACGAAAGTGTGTCCTGATGTCCTCGTGACATAGTCCGTGGCCTCGGAGTCCTTGGCCCCGACCTTCTGTTTCGGCGTGCCGGTGTCCTTGCGTCCGGGTGTGGATATCCCAAAGACCTGGCTGGGGGTCTCCCTCCTGGCCGATGACGTAGTCGTACCCCTGACTGGATCGGCTATCAATCCCTGTTTCAGCAACACATCAGCGAAGGGGTGTATGGGCTTTGGTGTTGACTCGTAGTTGCCGTTGACCAGTGCGCCCGGAGTGTTCCTGTTGAGTTCTCCAGCTGGCACCGTCCTGGTTCCATAATCCTTTTGCTTGTCGATGAGTGTCTGTTGTGCGCCCGGCGGGCCTTCCTGCTCCCCTGTGGTCTTGTCCCAGGTGTTGGCGCTGGCCGCTATGCCCGGGGTCATGTGATTGGTGTATGGGTCCTGCACACAGCCTATCCAGTAGGCCTGGTCCATCTTGCCCTCGGCGAATATGACCAATACTTTGGTGTCTAGGTCAGGTGGCACAGCCCAGAAACCATACGAGTGCTGTGAGTCCGTGTAGTCCCTTGACGCTCCGTTGGCGTACTGTTCTCCCTTGGCACCATAGAACGGTGACAGGTAATCACAGGTTATCAACTGTTTCTCGGTTGGATTTTCTGTCTTTACCAGGCTGGGTATGAACACCTTGAGTCGTCCCATCCTCGCGGGATCCTTGTTGCCTTTCACTATGCCCAGGTACGGTCCTGGGTTGGTCGTAGTCCATTCCTGGTTCCAACTACTGCCCGACGACTTCTTGGTCGATGCGTGTCCCTTTAGATAATCATTCTGTGCCATTAGCCAAAAAATCCTTTAATTTTAGATATCAAGTCCGTGAACTTTCTTCCAATGTTACTTACATCCTTGTACACACCCTGTAGTTCAGTAACGAGTGCGGCGGCCTCGCTCGCGGTTTTTACCTCGGATGTTGTTCCATCCTTGCTGAGCACAGTGGCGGTCGGTACAGGATTTGATATCACCACACCCTGGTTGTTGAACCTGGTCAACTGTAGCACATTGGTGTACTTGCCGTCGGAAAAATTGTGCTCCACGCCTATCACCCTATACAGTCCGCTGAACTCAGCGGATTGGTCACTCTGCAGTTCATATACCCCGGTCCTGTCATTGATGTCTGTGGGCATCCTGAAATTTAAAAGTATTATGGGTTCGGCCACATCCGGATTGTAGCAACGCAGTCTGTCGTTCCATATCCTGTTCCTGTTGCCTTGCCAGTAGTCCATGTCCACGTCCCTGTGTATCCTTTTTGTTCCAAACAACTCGGGATTGACGGGTATGAACTGTGACTGCCCCAGCCACGCGGGATCTCCCAGTATCTCCATCCTTATGTTGACCATGTCAGCCAGTGGGTGTGTGAGCGTGTCAAGGAAAGCGTCCAACTCCGTGGGAGTTCCGCCGGTCTTTCCCGTGCCTTCACTGCTGAATATAGTTGGTTCTGATTTCAACAACAGATTGCCATCTCCGAAATTATCAACGGCCGTTGTTGTGCCCGTCCGTTGTCCCCGAACGTTCTCTACCGTGTTTTTCCTGGAGTTCTGCGCCTGCACATCTTTCAGCGTTCCTTGGAAGTATGCCACCCGGTAATTTATGTTGAGGTCTAAAACATCCACGTTGTCACCAGTGAATATGTAGTTGTAGGTCTTAAACACGAAGTTCTTGAAATTCTTTCCTGTGCTCACCCCCGGAATGGATAACGAATAGGCATGTACCTTGTATGGTTCTATGGTGAATTTTATAATTTTGGGATTTGTGGCACGCTTCAAATCAAATCCACTGTCGTCCGGTATCACGCTGGACTTTATCTTGAAATATTTGAAATAAAATTCTTGGGCCTGCTCCAGCACAGCCTGTGCTCCTCCTGTGAACTGCGCTTTGCCCAACTCCCTGGATGCTTTCTGTCTGAATTGCTTGAATTTTTTCTCGGTGAAGTCCGGGTGTCCTTTCATTATCTCTTCTAGTATTTTTACCATGTTATCACCGGATTTGATCTTCATGTACTCCACTGGCACGTCTCCTGTGTCTACCGCATCACCTATCTGCTGATTTTGTTTGAACATTCCTGTCTGTTCTAAATTTTCTGTCGAAAAGGGTTTCTCTGGATTCAAGTCCTCGTGTATGGATATCTGGTACTTGTCCCTGATTCCCACTTTGCCCGATGTGACGTCATCCTCCGCTCCCTGGTTCAGTATGTCTTCCAGCGCCTTGACAACATCCGCCACGGTCTTGCCCTCTGGGTACAGACTGCCCGCTGTCTTGACCTCACTGTAGGTGTTCACAAATGCAAACTCGTTGTATGGTATCGCTTTCACAGTGTACACCGTGCCCGCCTGATTCACGTCCATCTGCATGTCAATCAACTTGATGGGTATCACACGCCTCATGGTCTGTGCCTGTTTCTCACTGAGCACACGTCCCTGCTCATCAAAGCCTTTGAAGTCCACCGTCAACAGGTATGGTGCGTCAAGGTGATCTAGATAGTTGTTGTTGATTGCGGCGGCGCGCACCCTCTCCAACAGTGTTATTCCAAACGGTTCAATGATCTCCATGGTTATGTCCACCACGGAAGTCAATCTCCTCTTCTCGTTCAGCCCCGGTAATGAATTCATGGTCACGCTCTTGATGTACAGGTCCCTGTTCTGACTGAGCACTTTCCTGCTCTTGTCAATGGCGCCCTTGAGACGATCATTCTGTTCTATGGTCTTCTTGTTTTCCGCGTTGACCTCTGGCCTGTCCTGGTTCTCGTTGGCGCCTATGCCCGCGCTCCTGACTATGATGTCATGCGGTTTGCCGTTGAGCAGGGTGGTGGTGTTCTCGAGGTCCTTCTTGCTCAGGGCACTCAGTGTGAACAACGTAGTGTAAGACGCGAAGTCATACAGCACGTTGGGATCTGATATGTTGGTCACATACTGCTTGGAGTTGTCAACTTTGTTGATGGTTGACTTGGTCGAATTGATGTCATCCGCCGTGGCGTACTGGGTCTGCTGTACAGGATTGTTCTTGTGTAGATTGGATACCATGCCCTAAATCCCTAGATCTTTGAGCAGATTCTCTTTCTTGGGCAACTGCACCGTCACCCCTGGTCGGAAGTCGTAGATGGGATCCTCTATCTGGTCCGGGTTACGCTGTGCGAACACCCACCACAGCCTTGGTGTGCCGTAGAGGTCATAGGCCAACAGGTCCGGCCTGTAGGCGTAGGTGCGTTCGATGGTGTATGATTGGTCATCCTGTTCCGCCGTTATGGTCCGTGGATTCATGATGTCCAGGTAGTCGGCGATTTCACGAGTGTCGAAATATGGTGATGTGTTTGAATATCTCGCCATTAGATGAATCCCACCTCGTTACTGCCCTTGCCATTCAACTCACCGCGCACGAATTTCTTCATGGAGAAGTTTTTGACCGAATCCCTGCTGTATATTGGTGTGATCAGTACCGATATGTTTGACAGCGTGGGAGCCCATGTCTGTGACTCGCCCTCCGCGTTCATGAAGAATCCCGCGTCTGGACCCGTCAACTGCTTGTAAGGTGTGTTGCTCTGTTTGGTTGAGATGTAGTCGATGCCTGGTCTCAGTTCAACGTTGAATGAGTTTATGATGACCGGAATCTTGTTGAACATGTGGTCACCGTAACCATATAGGTGCATGATCGGTGGGGGATTGCCCTTGAGTCCATCACCGTCATCATTGCCGAAGAACATCTTTGTGGCAGTGCGTAAAAAATTAACAGTGGCCACCCAGTGCTTGGCATCTTCCGAATTCTGTACTGGGAATTCACCTATGATGTTCATCTGGTCCACCTGTGAATTCTGGTAGGCGTAGTGAGGATAGTTGCTGTGAACCTGATCCATGGCGTTGTAGTTGGCCGAATGCTGTATTACCACAGCCGGTGTTAGTGGCCAGAATATGCCTCGTGATTCCGCCAGTGGCGCCATCAACGGATTGTTGGCAAAGTCAAAGAACTTCTGTAGAGGTGACGCGTCCGGCACCTGTAGCCTCACACGCCAGTCGGTCTTGTCGTTCCTGCCGGACCATTTGGCACGTGCCTGCACCAATCTGGAGTCCGTGGATATGCCCGCACCCAAAAGCCTGCTCAGGGTCCTGTTGAAGAAACTGCCTGCCACGTCCTTAAGTACGTTACCAAATGTTCTTTCCGCCATATGTTATAGGTTGCTTTCCCTTGTAAAATTCTGTATACTTAGACTATATTTATAGGCACAATTTTAGGCGCACTTAATTACTCTAGCGGCACGATTCTAACAGACCTGTTTGTGGTCACTTT